ATACTCGTTATCGGTTAATAATTCTTTTAAATGTGGTGAGTTATGTAAAATGAAAAATAAATCAAATTTACCGTTCATATTACGCAACGATGTTAAGTATTGTTCAAATACTTCAGTTGACTGATTAACAGGTGCACCAACTAATACTTTCATAAGTTAACTAATGATAATAAATCAAACCCACCTTTATAGTGGTGTAAAGCTGAATTGTATATTACGTAAGCTGGTACCTTATATGTTTGTGTTAAGTTATACGAAAACAGAATATCTTCAGATGTAATATCATTATTAGATTCACGCCATATATTTTTTGGTAATTTCTCTACTAATCTTCGATGTAAAAATATACCTGAACCTCCAAATATATTAGTAGGTTTTAACTCATACTGTCCATTTGGTTTATACTCATTTAAACCTAACAGCTCAGATGTATCTAGCGACATATTCCATTTTAATTTATTAGTTATCCCAGGTACAAACATACAATCAATATCTGTTTGTTGTTCTACAAATTTAAACAAATTTGGAGTAGCTGGGTGCATATCTGAATCAAGATAAAATAGCCAATCAGCAGATGACATAGTTATGAATTGATCCATTAAAAGGTTTCTACCTTTGCATACAGAATAGGATTTCTGTAAGTATGGTTTATGACCTTCATTAATTAACCAATTAACTAAATTAGCATCTATATCACCGGTATGAGGTATACAAATTTGTATCATATTAAATCTAATAAGTTTATAAAATCGTTTGTATCTTTAGCAAATATTTTACCATTACCTATGATGCATGACTGTAATACATTCCAATTACGTTCATCTAACGGCGTATCAACGAATGTAGTATACCCAAATAAACTGGCATCGATTGAACAATTTGATATTTGTTTAATAGAAGGTTTACTACATCTATTATACCAATCCAGTTTTTCTAGGTATATACCATTAGTAAAGGTCTCAAACAACGGACATTGTTGTTCTTGGTATTTCGAATTAGTAAAACATGGAACTAAAACTTGTGATGTATCAATTTGTAAAGTGCGTAAAAATTGTACTTCCCAAAATTTAGGTAAATAACAATCATTTGTAATTACTAATACTACTCGATTTTCTATAGCTAATTCAGGGTTATCTGTAACGGTAATTTTTACACTAGGTTCAGTGTTTGTATTATTAAATGATGTTATGATATGAAATGAATTTGTATTAGCTTTTAATGTTTGATCTAAAACATGATTTACCATATTAGCACTAGATAAAACTATAATATCAAACATTTATAATCCTGTATTATGTATTATGCATCAATAATCTTTCTGCAAAATATACCTTTGCATTAGCGATGGATATGTTACCAACATCGATACCGTTAGGGTAATGAATTGGTTCAACTGAAAGTACTCTTACATACTCTAAATTTTCAGATAATAATTCATCACCTACTTGAACATCTTTAGCTTCACACCAAAACGTAATGCCATCTCTTCGTATCCAAACTTCGTGTTCTGGGGTTGGTTCAAGTACAATATGAGTCATTATTTAGCCTGTGTTATGCATTAATAATCTTTCTGCAAAATAAACTTTTGCATTTGCAACAGATATATTACCAACTTGAACGCCGTCATCGCAATGAATAGGGCCCACCGAGGTTACACCAGTATATGATAGATCTGCTGATAAAAGCTCATCATCAACTAATACATCTTTTGATTCTACCCACATAGTAACACCGTTTCTACGTATCCATACTTCATGCTCTGGTGTTGGCTCTACTATAGAATTATTTGCGCAGGTTATACGTATTAAATCGTATGAGATATTTGTGTCTAATACGAATGTTACTTGTTCATTAGATATTTCATGAGTGGTGGGGTCAATAGCTTTTACGGTATCACCAACTTTAATATCTCTCATTGCTCGTTGAGTATTGTCAGCCATTGTAATTAACGTATTCAGTGGTAAACATGACCACGTAACATTTATGTATCCCGCTATTCCGTTCCCTGCGACTGCTTTAATATATCCTGTACCACCACCTATGTTACCTAGTGAAGATAATGTTACCTTTGCAGCGGTAACAACTAATGTTTTAAGCCCAACTACAACCGTGGTACCTGTATTAAACGTACCAGTGTACTGCCCCCATGTTAATAGTGTACAATCCGTACTAGTAGTACTATTCGAATATGTAATTAGTACTGTCCAGGCTGGTGCTGTTCCAGCCACGTATGTACCACCTGAGTAAGTTGTAGGTCCAGATATTACAACCGACGTTATTGCAGCTGCACCGGCACTTTTACCATGCCCATCACTCATTGAAATTGCACCACTAGGTTTTGCAAACAAAGTTCGAACATTTGTCTGATTCATCTGAATAGCGGTAGTACCCGTTAATGCTAATTCAACATTAACTTGGTTTAAGGATATTGCTGATCCTGCTGTAGGTAGTGCCATTACTATTCCTTAAATAATTACTTTTTTTAATTTAGCAATTGTGTTGCAGCCATCAATTTCTACTATTTTTGGAATTTCTTGATCTAATAATGAGTCAATATAATCATCAACTGCAATCAACATAGTCATCAATTGATCTTTTGTTACAGAAACTTTAACTTTATTATTATACCAACTACAACTTTCACCGTCAGCTAATCGAAGTATTTTTGTCATAATAAATAACCGCCCCCAATTTGTAGCAGATACCGTAAATGTAACCCCATCTACATCTACTTCAATTGGTGTGGTTTCTAAAACATCTAATTTATTTCTTAGATTTTGTTTAAGAGTCGTTTTAATATGTTCGATTGATTTTAATGTTGGTGTATATGTACCAACAGCTTTACCTGATGTTAAATCCCACGTGATATCAGTACCATCAAATAAAATATTATCAAACCCTGTATCATTAACTACATTACTAACTTGATATATTTTCAATGCGTCTGTTAATACCAACGGTTGATTTACAGGTACGATACCTTGTTTATAAGCTAAAATATCTGTAGGTAAAATATCGTTTGCACCATTTTGATTTAATACCTTATTAAAATCTCCGCTATTCCATTTAATTGGTCCTAATATCACAGCATCATTTAACGTAAGAACAAATTGTTCTGTACCTGTATAATTGATAGTGCGATCCCATGGTATTTCTTTTTCTACAAGTACAGGAGCTTTTACAGCTAATAATTTTTCGTCTAATTCTAATTTAATAGTATCGATATTTTCAACTGAAGATATCCAACCAAAAACAATTTCTGGTGTTAAGTTATTATAGTCAATAAAATTATTTGGATCAACCAAATTAAAGTACGTTTCTTTATATGTGTCAGCTACGTATGTTCCATCTTTAACTTGATATCGCCATGTAACACGTTTCACAACACTTGATAAACCATCAACGGACGGTGTCGTATATAACGATAATATTTCCCATGTATATTCTTTCATTAGTTAACACCTTTTAACTTATTAACTTCCATAGTTAATTCCTTAATAGCTTCAATCAATAACGGAACTAATTTTTCGTATTGAACAGTTTTGAAGTTTTCACCACTTATCGAGTATTCATTACCGTCTTCATTTCTACCAATATCAAACGGTGCAGGTACAACGATTTGAGGTAAAACAGCTTCAACTTGTTGAGCTATAACACCAACCTGTTGCGATTGATTAGTATAGCCAAATGTAGCAGCGAGATCATTTGCGTTAAATGTTACTCCGTTTAATTGAAGAACTTTTTCTAACGCATTTGGAATATTAACAATATTGGTTTTTAATCTTTCATCTGAATAATACGCGGTAATATTATTAGTAGCTCTAATCTCACCGGCTGTAGCGGAAGCTGCGGTACCAATACCAATTGAGTTGAATTGTGAGTTTTGAGTTGTACTCGTAAATGTAGCAGCTGTACCTGTTGTATTTTGATTAAAAGTTGGCCAAGTAAATGTACCTGTACTAAAATTACCACTTGCTGGTGTACCTAACGCAGGTGCAACTAGAGTGGTACCAGTCGGTAACGTTGGTGTACCTGATAGATTAGCAGCTGTACCTGTTGTATTTTGATTCCAAACCGGTACCGTACCAGATAGGTTGGTGTATGTATACCCTGTACAATTAGTTAAAACACCACTGGTAGGTGTACCTAATATTGGTGATACTAATGTAGGGCTGGTGGATAATACTAAGTTACCACTACCTGTCGAAGTAGTGACTCCTGTACCACCGTATGCTACCGGTAGTGTACCAGCTATAGGTGTAACACCTAACAAACTCGATAGGCTTGTTGTCATCTATAATGCCTTTAGTTAACCTGAAATATATATTTATCTATTGATTATTTAATAGATAATTCCGGCCAGATAATATCGAATGGAAAACCATCTTGGTTAGAAATATCACGTAAAGCTTGTCTATAACCAGCATAAGCTGCTTTATCAGCTGATGTATCTTCAACTTGGGTCCAATCTGTTTCTGTTAATAGTTGGTTCCGTTTAGCACGTACGATTGAAGCTTCTGCTAACTGATCAGCAGCGATATCTTCTTCTGATTTATCAGCAACTTCAACAGTAAAAACTTGATTATCTTCAATGTACGGGTTGACTGTAATAAGTTTCTGGGTTGCTTTATCGTGCGGTTTCCAAATTGTAACACCAAGTGCTGAATTTGCTAACATAAATTCATCGTCAGGTCCGGTAGTTGGAAACGACGTAAGTGGAAATAATTTTTTATAATGACCAATTTCAACAACTTGGTCGTCTTGTATAATAGCGATATCCATTTTAATATCCTCCAGAAGTAGGTAAAGGTGCTGTTGGTGGTGTAAAGTTTTGAGTGTATCTTGCGATACCTCTTGTAACGCGTAAATCGTCAATATATCCGTTCAGCATTTCTGAACCTTGATTAGCTTGACCTACCTGTGGATTATTTGTAGATGAATCTGTAACGGTTACACCAGTGAACGAACCATCAGCTGTACCATTCAGATAGAACGTAAGTGTTGTTCCGGACAGAACCACAGCGACGTGGTACCAGGTGTTATTACTTAGCGTGGTAGTGCTAGTTTTATTTAAGGATCCACCATTATAGCCAAAATACTGTTTACCTCCGTACACAGCATAAACCCAGTCGCCACCACTATGCCATCTTGATAATATAGGATTTGCAGGAGATACATTGACGATATTTACCCACGCTTCAATTGTAAAGTTAACAGATGTAAAATTAAACGCGCTAGTGTACGGAATATCTAGATATGATGTTGACCCACCGTTCAAATATATGCTACCAGTACCAAACTTTTTTGTACTAGTTGATACTTGCGCGGTACCAGACGCAGTAACCTTGTTTTGATTGCTACTTAAATCTGTAAATTTGGTGCTACCATTAGTACCATCACCATTCAACAACAAAATAACCTGAGCATAATTATAATCATACTCTGTACCGGTTACGATTGGAGCTTCGTAGGTAGGTGGTGTAAAGTTAGCAGTGTATCGTGCGTAGCCTTTTGTAATGCGGAGGTCGTCTACATATCCATTAAATGGCAATGATGAATTTCCACCATCGCGATTCATTCCAATATTTAATGTAAAAGTTGATTGTATATCGCCAGTAACTGTTGCAGTTGTACCAATTTGAGTTCCATTAACGAATATTCTTATTGATCCACTGCTTCTAGATACCGCTATATGATACCAAATATTTGTAGCTGGAGCCCAGCTAGCGGAAGTAAATACCAGCCCAGTAGTTACAATTCTTAACATCGATGGGTCGGTTTGTATTATCCATCCGTACCCTGTTGATGCATCCCATACACCAGCAATAGTCGAAACATTAGCACCTGGTATTGATGTTAAGTTAATCCATGCTTCAACCGTAAAATCGCCAGCACCGAACACTAACCTGCTTGAATTAGGAATACTTAAATAATTACTACCACTAAAAGATATACTACCCGTACCATACTTCTTAGTTGTAGTATTAACAGTAACAGATCCATTATTAGTCACAGTCAAGTTGTTAGGTGACTCATCTGTAAATGATGTACTACCATTAGTACCATTACCTCTTAGCAATAACGATGTATCAGCACGGTTTGCGTCAATTGAGGTACCAGTTGTAGTAGCTAATGCATAGGTTGGTGGTGTAAAGTTAGTAGTGTAGCGAACAACATTCTTAGTGATACGAAAATCATCTACATAACCATTAAACCCATATGTCATATTATCACTTTTAACACCAATAAAGTTTTTTCCAGAATTATTTGCAAATGCTCCTGATATGGTAGTTGTACTTACTAACGCACCATTGTTATATATCCTTAGAGAATTTCCATCTCTAACGAATGCCATGTGAATCCACGTAGTAAGTGGGAATGAACCACAATTTATTATCGTATGTTGCCAGGAGCTACCAGTATTAGAAGCATAAACTACACCACTATTAACAAATGCAAACCCCGCATGGTCGGTATTAGCAGTAGCACCTAAACTGAATAAATCCCAACCTGAAGCGTTAACATACATCCAAAAATCAATTGTAAAATTATTACTTCCTAACCCTGTTACATCATCGAATGCTATATAGCTACCGCTACCACCAAATGACATACTACCGGTACCATACTTTTTCTGTGCAGTACTAATCTGAGCATTTCCATAAGGTGTTATTGTCTTAGGACTACTACTCAAATCGGTAAACGTTGTACTTCCATTAGTTCCTTCACCTGTCAATAACAACGACGCGTCAGCGTAATTAGGGTCAAAACCTGTTGAGATATACTGCGTAGCAAATGACTGGCTAGGTGGGGTAAAGTTACTTGTGTATCTTGCTACACCTTTGGTTATACGAAGATCATCAATATATCCCTTCATTGAATACACACCTGCGGATTGTGAGGTACTACCAATAGCAAAATAACCTGTACCGGTGTAATTATTCGTGTCCACAACACTACTATCCAAAACACCGTTTATGTATAGATATGTAGTACCTGATATTCGAACTGCACATACATGTACCCATTGGTTACTTAGAATAGATGCAGTAGACGATTTAACATTCGTCACACCTGGACGTACTACTTCAAATTTACCTGTGTTAGATCTACGAATATCGAACCCATTGGTACCACCACAAAAATATGTTTCGTATTCTACTGCACTAGATACATGGTATACCCAACATTCAGCTGTAAAATCACCTGTACCTAATTGTAGTCCTGTAACTAATGTACCAGTGGATAAGTAATCACTAGTACCATCAAAGAACATACTACCGGTACCATTCTTCTTAACATCAGTGCTAAGTTGAACGTTACCATAAGGTGTGAGTGTCAGGTTATTCTGGGTACGGTCTTGGATTTTATATGATGGAAGTGCTGCAATAGGTGGTGTAAAGTTTGCTGTGTATCGAGCTACACCTTTAGTGATGCGAAAATCAGCAATATTCCCGGTAAACCCTGTTGATGTGGACTGCTTACCAACCAATACGGCACCAGCTGGGGTCGCAGTTATAGAATTTGTTGAAATATTATATGGTGCTCCAACCGATACCCCATCGATAAATAAATACACACTAACCGTTGATCTACATAAAGCGACATGGTGCCAGTTACCATCAAAAGAAGCTGTAGCTTGAGTTGATCCATACCCAAACATTTCCCATGAATTTCCAGTCGTCGACAAAAATGCTCCACTTCTAGTAAAGGTTATACCAGCATAACCCCCAGCGGTATTATCTACCATAAATGGAGCACAATAGCCTGTTGTACTTGATGACCTAAACCAAAATTCTATAGTAAAATTTGACGACCCTAATGCTGAACCAGTATTAGCGGTAGCAAAATCAGTATCAGCAGTTGTGATTTTAATTGAACCTGAATTATATTTTTTAATTGTATTATCAGTTGCAATTGCACCAGATTTTGTAACGGCGTAATGATTGTTAGACCAATCAATAAAATCATCACCAGTTAACATCAAACTAACATTCTGCCAATGCGGATCGTATGCGTCGGTTGTGTTACCGTCTAACAACAACGATACATTGCCCCACCAAGGGTCAGCTGCGATAGTTGGAGGTATTGTCGGTAATGCTGCTGTTGGAGGTGTGAAATTGGCTGTGTATCTAGCTGTTCCTTTGGTTATACGGAAATCATCGATATACCCATTTAAGTTTGCAGTTGGCTCACAAAATGCACCTAGGTATAATATATTTGATGGGAACGATGTGCTGTTAGTTGCAGTTGTACCTACTTGTGAACCATTAATAAACAAATAAACGGATGTACCACTTCTAGATAATGCAAAATGGAACCATGTATTTGCTGCTGGGGTAGCTCCGGTTATAATAACTGTACTAGCTCCGACGGTTACGTTTATAGAACTAGTACCAACATTAACATATAGTAAAACACCTGAATACGTACCTGCTACTCTAGCATCAAAAATAGTTGCATACCCAGACGCATTACTGTAGTAGCACCAACCTTCTACTGTAAAATCACCACTGAACCCAGTAGCTGTAGACGGGATAGTTACATAATCACCAGTACCATCAAAATACATACTACCAGTACCATATTTCTTAGTAGCTGTATCGATTCTAGCGTTACCGTAAGTGGTAACAGGTAAGCTATAAACAGAACTATCTAATATCTCATGAGATGGTAATGCTTGAACAGGCGGTGTAAAATTAGTAGTGTATCGAGCAACACCTTTGGTTATTCTAAAGTCGTCAATGTAACCGTCCCAAGTTTCAGAGCCGGTGTTCCATCTTGAATCGCCGATTATTAAACCTGTTTGGGATATCGAAGAACTATTACTCACTGACCCACTTGCTGTCATACTCACACCATTCAGGTACGCAGCTAATGTTCCAGAACTTCTTACTAGCGCAAAATGGTGCCAAATATTTTTTGTTATTGCAGAATCTGACAAAAAACCAACAGCAGCCCCACCAGCATTAAAATTTAAACTAAATTTACCGGTATAATCAACTACACCGGTGATATAAGGTAATGACCAATTACCGGCATCTATCGACGAAAATACATAATTATAAAAAGCGTTTTGCTGTGTTCTATTGCTATTGCAAATAATCCAACCTTCTATAGTAAAATTACCTGTGAAGCTCATTATAGTTGAATCAGTAATAGTTAACCGTCCACTATTAGGGAAGTACAAACTACCGGTACCAAACTTTTTAGTAGTATTTGATACAACAATTGTTCCACTATTAGTAATTGAAAACTTATTATTAGACTTATCTAGCAAATCATTACCGGTCAACAATAACGATACACTAGCAAAATTTGGATCTACGACATTAGGATCACCGGTCAACAACAACGATGTACTACCAAAACTCGCATCAGACGGTCCTGATGCAGTCGCAGTACTAGTTGTAGTACCAGACGATGCATTTAAAATTTTACGAACACTCATTTTAGATCCTTACCGATTACCACACCTGTCCAAGTTGTTCCTGCATCATACGTATAAAACCCTAAACTATCTCTACCAGATGCTGTCAATGTAGGAGCAGTACCACTAGCCCATTTAATACCAGACCACCATGTTACGGTAGCGCTACCACCGTTTGTAAGATCTAATATAAACTCACCAACAGTACCACTCGCTGGTACATTACTAACAGTAAAGGTAGTAGCACCGCTTATAGTTTTTGTAAAATAGTTACCTAAATTTAAATCAATAGCACTCGCTGCAACAGCTACTCTTGTTTCAAATATTGCAACCGGTCTAGAATAAGCTAATGAGTTCCACGCTGCTGTACCATCACCAATTTTAAAATAGTTCATGGTCAGATCTAACGCTAACTCACCTTGAGCTAATATTGGGTTATTAGTAGTCCAATTTGCTGCTGTATCACGTCTAAATTGTATTTTTGTAGCCATTATATGCTAGCGCCTCCATCTATTGTTATTGAACCACCATAAACTGATGATGAATTACCACCATCCATATTAGCAGCACCTGAGCTAGCTGCAGTTGTTTGTGTTTGCCAATTTGTTGTTGATGATATGTACACAAACTGTGTGTACGAACCATTTGTTGATAATTTTGATGATGCTGCACCATCAATTGTTGCACCTACACCGGGTAGTATTGTAACGTTACGACTACTAAACGATGATGCGATATCAACGACTGCGACGACTGAGCCATTAGCAGGTACTGTTGGTAACGTAATGTTAAATGCAGCAGATGTAGAGTTAGCGAGAACCATATCATTAACGTATGCTGTATAATTAGCGGTTTGGGTTAATGTAGGTGTAAGGCTACCTGTAGATGTTGGTACGCTTATACTTCTTAATGTTGAGGATAATGTTTTAGACATATTTTATTATATCCCAATATTACCAGTGTCAGATATTAAACACCAATTACGTAGATCTTCATCCCAATAGTAATGTAACCCATCTGTTGGGTATGGTATAGGTGGGTCAAATGAGCAAGTATCTTCATTAAAAATCCAGGAATTAAACCCTGTTTTAATCCATGCAAATTTCACAAAATTTTGTTTTTCTGTTATTTCATCTAATGTTAAATCACGAACATGGTGTACATCTTTTACAACATCACCGCACCACTCATATGTTACACCTTCGTATGTTTGATAAACATTGTATTCTGGTCGTAAATATCGTTCAAATTTTGCAAAATTATTTGGTAGGTTGTTTAGGTCGATACCAGGGTACACCTGTCTTAAATTATCGCCCAAAATAGGGTGATTAATAGGGTTACCATCTCGTATTTGAATATAAAGGTCCATTATAAATCTCCGGTTGATGTTGAGGGGAATTGACGAATTCCAGGCCAAATAATACGAACACCTCCAGTTAAACCTACCCGTCCAGCACCTTGACCACTAGAACCATTACCACTACCTCCACCTCCATATAATGCATTTGTACCGACCGTACCACCTGCAGCGACCCCAGTACTACTACCCCCGACACCTCCGGTAGATCCCGATAGGTTACCCATGAGGCTAACACCCCCTCCGTTACCAGCGGCAGATGCAGTATACCCAGACCCCATACCACCTCCACCAGCTCCGTAAAATCCGTTGCCACCTGCAAAACCATATGTAAAATTTCGAGTACCGTCACCGTTGCCCCCTGCTCCACCGTTACCTCCGTATCCACCAGCGCCACCACCGCCACCGTTGGGGTTATAACCTGAATAACCACTGCCGCCAGTACCACCGACACCGCCACCATCTCCCGTGAAATCACCTCCGGTTGCACCAGCTACTAGAGTAGCTCCCCCTGGTCCAGCGACACCACCTGAACCACCAACACCTCGTACTGTACCCGTACTTATAAAATAACTACTACCACCACTACCTGCTGTGGTCCCGTACCCGGTATCACCCGCTCCACCTGAACCGACAACTACTGTGTAACCATTACCGGGGGTTACCACTATATTATTCTTATATCCTAACCCACCACCCCCACCACCAGCGCAACCACCACCCCCACCACCTCCGACACAAACCACAGAAATTGATGACGCTTCTACTGGGGCTATCCAAGTGTACGTACCTGGTGTTGTATATGCTACCTGGCCGTTACCTAATGTTACAGAGCTGCTAGCAGAGCTTGCAGAACCAGTACCTAAATCATTAGTAGCTGTTACCGTAAATGTGTATGGTGTCGCCAGCACCAACCCCGTTACGACGATTGGTGAACTAATTCCGGTAGCTGATTGACCACCTGAAGAGGTGACGGTGTATGATGTGATTGGTAACCCACCGTTCAGTAGTGGTGGGGTGAACGCAACAGATACCGATGACGATGATACGATTGTTACTACGCCTACAATTGGAGGGTTTGGTTTAGTTTGACCTATTGCCCACTGTAACGCACTTTTTGCAGCAATATGATGAGGTAAAGACCAGATACCATTAGCTTTACCGGTGTATGCAGTACCGCTAGGAGTATTACTAACACTTCCAACCATACCACCTGGAAATTTTGACATATTAGCCCCTACGCAATTTCTTCGTACGATACAGAGTAATTTATTTTACTTGCTGTACCCGAGGTTACAATCAATGAGGTGTTTTCTTCCAAATATATTGATTTATCTAACAACGCTAACGCTGCACCAGCAGGAACAGATACCAAATATATTAGCGGATAAGCTGTACCCCCTGATGGTGCACTACCCTGTGCGACACTACCGTTTGAATATATAGCGACTGTTACGGTTACAGAATTGGTACCGTCGACATTTGTAGCTATTATATTATTAACTTTATAAACTTTATTGCTCGACGCAGCATTTGCTAACAATACAACGTTAGTATTAACAGGTGGGGTTAAATAAGTCGTTTTACCGTACATCGATGAAATGCTTATTATATTTGGGCTTGCCATTTATCCTCCAAAGGCGATGGACATTGCTATCGATTTACCAATTGATGCTGTTGGTGATGCTGTTGGGGTTTCTAATAACCGCCAATTACCTGTCGATGAACTATATATAAATGATACATATATACTACTCATATCTAACACATATGACGTTGCATCGCCTTCAATCGTTTTACCAGCTGGTAATATCGTTAAATTATTATTTGCGAACGTATTATTTATATCTACAATCCCAATAATTGCTCCATCTAATGGTGAAGCTGGGAATGTAACACTAAATGCTCCACCTGATGTATTACATCTTATTATCTCGTTACTAGATGCTGAATACGCAGATGTTTTGACAGCTGTTGGATATAATGTACCGTTATTATATGCGTTATTTGCAGTTGTAGGTATAGTCATTAATCGCCAATTAGTTAATGACGATGTATACACAAATGCAGCAAAAGTACCATTAATATCTAATAAAATACCCGTTGTATCACCTTCAATTTTTGCTCCCGCACCTGGTAGCACTGTTAACGGGAATGAACCAAACTTTTTAGTGATATCGATAATACCTATTTGGGTACCGTCTGCTGGTGACACTGGGAAGGTCACTGTGAATGTTCCACCAGTTGTATTAGCTCGCACCAAATCATACGGTGACGCTAAATAATCTGTTGTTTGTACAGCAGTAGATGTTAACCCGCCTGACACCACAGCCCACGTCGCATTTGTACCATCAGTCGTTAAATATTTGCCTGTATTACCTGTTTGAGTTGGTAACCCTGCACCACTACCTCCTACACCACTAACTGATTGCCATGTAGCTGTAGTTGAACTTGTCGCAACTAATGTTTGACCTGCTGTTGGAGCTGCTGCTGTATTAACTCTAACTGTCGTTGTAGCTGTTTTAATACCATAAGCGACTGCATTTATTGCGCTAGATAAATCTCCAGTACTTGTCAAATAAGTACCGGTATCTAACGATGCTACACCGTTTGTTATTTTTAATATACCTGTGCTAGTTGTACCTAAACCGATAATAGATGTAAGCAATGCATTAGATGCTTGAGGTGCAAAACCGTTGATTAGTATATTACCAGAACTAGCTGTAATATTATTAGTTACATGGTTTAAATAAATACTCATCCTGTTACCTCAACTGTTTGGACCGTAGCTACCCACCTTATTGTTTTATTTGCCTCGCCGACAACCGTAAATGAAATCCCACCGTTTACAGTATCTACGACAACATTACTATTCCAAGATGAAATGTCTCTAGCTAATGTCTGCTTTGATGGCGCACCAACGAATAATACTGTGTTTTCAGCTGTATTTCTGTCAGCACAACCTTCAAAAATAAACGCAGCACATTCATTGTCAATATCCGATCTTCTACCAACTATATGAGCTCGAAAGAAAAATGTACTATCATTTGGTAATATAACTTGATTATTTGTGCTAGCTGTGCTAGCATTAGTTGTCATAGTTGTCGTAGAACCATCTGTTGTTGTACATCTTAAAATATACGTACCGCATTGAGCGTCACCATTTGTAGAGAATCTACCTGCTGAATATACGTATTTACCGATTGTATTTGATGTAGCATATAACCCGATTGCAACAGATGATGCACTCGCAGCTAATGATTGTTTTCCAATTGCAATACTGGTCGTACCTTTTGCGCCATATGTTCCAGAAGCGTCATCGTTAACAGCTGCAAATGAAGATGTACCTGATACATACGATCCACCTAATGCGACAGAACCTGTTGCACCGCTTGTACATACAGCACCCTTTGAACCGATTGAATCACCACCCATTGCAACAGAATAATTACCGTTCGCTATAGTTTTTGTTGTATACCCTGGTGAACCTATCGCAATAGCTCCAACTTTAGATGCTGTTGCACCCAACGCTAACGAATAATCACCACTTGCTGAACCAGCAAATGAAAATGAATTGATACCGCTCGCAACAGACCGAGCAAATTTTAAAGCGTCATAACCTAGGGCAATAGAATTTTCACCGGATGCAACAGGTCTTAATATTGACGGTGAAGAATTTTCTGCATATATTCTTGTACTTCTATCAGAATTAACATGCCATTTTGAACGATCGCATATGATTGATATGCCTTCACCGCTGTATAAAGATATTTGATCTGTACCGTCGATTGTCTCATCAGCATCAGGGTCGATCGTGATAATATTTGTCGATGATGACGAACTATTCCAAATAGTGCATGCAAACCCAACTGTTAAAATTGAAACAGGTGGTAATGCGATACTAAAAGAATTGGCAATACAATTAATAATTCTGCCTTCATCACGCAAAGAAATTGTATACGCAGACGACACACTAATAATATCTTTATTGGGTATGTTATTTATAACAGCACGGTTGCTAGCTGAACCAAAACCCATTATTTTAACTCCAATTTAATTATCATATTTCTCAGGTGGGGTGAGATAAAAATATATTTATGTGTTTTACCCTATGCTACCGTACCGTGCACCTGTTGCGGTCCATGAGATATATCCGTTACCTGAAATAGCTGCACCACCCGAACCGCCACTACCACCAGCTGGCGATGTACTACCACCTGCGGCACCTGCTGAACCACCACCTGCTCCACAATAATTACTATTATTAATACCAGCGCCACCGTTTGATCCACCCGCTGAGCCAGGTCCAGCGTATTGTGTTGAGCCAGAACCACCTCCACCTCCCATTATTGCACCACCAGCACCAGCTGAATGACCACCAGATGCATACCCACCGTTACCACCGGCTCCACCTAAATCACTGCTACCCCAACCCCCGTAACCTTGACTACCGTATCCACCTTCACCTCCACCAGCGCCCCCACCGCCCCCACCAGCTCTACCATCACCTGGTGTACTACCTGGCCCACCACCCCAACCACCGCCGCCAGCGCCCCAATAACATGCGCCACCCCCACCACCACCACCGATGATACCATTATTTGTAATTGAAATACTCGCTAAAGCTTGAATAGCTGTACCACCATTAGACCCACCCGCTGCTTCACCGTTACCCCAGGTTCTACCACCCCCTCCTCTACCTGCGACATAGCAGCCAGAGTTATTGACGAAGCGTACAGATGAGCCGGACGGCATGGTCGATAAATCTGATGCAAAAATTAGCGCTGCGGTGGAAGTACTTGTTGATTTTATTTGTCCTGTATTTGTTACAGTCACAGTAGCTGCTCCTGTGCCACTCCAAACCCCACCACTATTATTAATGATCCACGCTTTATTAACTACTATGTTTGTTCCACCAGCAACAGTTATATTAAACGGTGGAACTGGAATTACCAACGAAGCGGATGCCGTACTAGCTGGACTCACACCATAGGAATTGATAGCTGTTACTGTAAACGTATACGTCGCACCGTTTGTTAACCCGGTTACCGTGATTGGTGAAGCTGACCCAGAACCTATTATATTACCAGGCGACGCTGTAACCATATATGATGTAATAGGGGAAGATCCGGTATAAGATGGCGCTGTAAATGAAACGGTCGCTTGTGCAGTACCAGCTGTAGCAGTTACGTTTGTTGGCGCTCCAGGTATTGGAATGGCAATACTCACTGAAGAAGAAGCTGCACTAGCTACACTTGACCCGGCAGCATTGTTTGCTTTGACGGTAAAGGTGTACGTTGTTCCGCCTGTTAATCCGGACACCACAACAGGTGATGCTGAACCGGAACTTACAATAGTACCTGGTGATGATGTCACTGTGTACGAAGTAATCTCTGACCCACCGTCGAAAGCTGGAGCTGTAAATGCTACTGATGCTTGTAGTATGCCTGCGGTTGCAACAGCGTTAGTAGGAGCGCCAGGTAGGGTGTATGGTTTTGTTGGATTACTACTCACACTAGGAGCACTAACACCTGTACTATTCGTAGCAGTTACATTGATAGTGTATTCAGTACCGTTTGTTAGCCCGGTTAGTGTTAATGGTGAAGCTGATCCACTTACCGTAAAATTACCAGGACTCGCAGCCACGGTATATGATATAATGTTTGATCCACCTAAATCGGTAGGCGGATCAAAGATAACTTGGATTGTAGTGTTGCCACTTACTAGTTTTGTGATAGTAGGTGCGTTTGGTACGGTCGGTGGATCAGGTTGAATAACATTACTAGCTTGACTATAAACACTATTACCAGCAATATTTACAGCTGATACTCTAAACGAATATTCAATAGTATCTAACAAATATAGTACCGTTGTAGATGTACTATTGAGTGGTATTATAGTATAGCCAGGTATAACTAATAATTTATATTGAGATATATCAGCTCCACCAGAATTAACGGGTGGGTCAAATGTTATTGTCGCACTTGCAGCACCTTTGGTTGCTACTAAATTAACCGGTGGTGTAGGCGGCACTACGGTACCATAAGTTATATATTGTGATGATCCAATAGTGCTAGGGGTAAAGTTACTCGTGTATTTTGCGATATTTTTATAAATTCGCACATCATCTAAGTATCCGGTAAACCGGTAGTTACCTCCCATTAGAGCTCCTAGTTCAAAGTATGAACCACCATCGTATATTGCTCCACTATAATTAAACGTAGATACAGAATTACCATTAATATACATAGTAAATGTATTACCGTATCGTACTACAGCTACATGAGTCCATGTATTAACGGGTAGGGGTGTTGAGTACTGTAGTCCGTTTGCTGAGCCGCTCGCATACATAAAGCTGCAACCTAGTAGCGTACCCCCACCATCATAACCAAAACCCCACGAGCTTCGAGAACCATAAGCCGCATCAAGATAATTTCCCATGATACACGTCCACGCTCCTTGTGCTGTAGTTGGGTACATCCAAAACTCAGCTGTAAAATCGTTATTTAAACCAATAATATTTGATGCGGTTGATGTATTGGATAAATTACCTGTACCGGGGAAATATACTGAATATGACCCAACTTTCTTTTGAGTTGTTGATCTTACAACACCGGTACCTACCACTGACATTGTTCTGGAAATTAAACTAGCGTCACCTAAACCGCTAGTAGCGGTATGATCACCTGATATATATAACGACAGGTAACCATAGTAGATATCACCTAGTGGAGATGCTTGGTCAACATTTGGGTTAAAAGACGATGTATACCGAGCTACATTTGCGGCAACTCTAAACCGGTCAACATAACCTTGAGCGTAGTTACCTGGTGAACCACCATTTGCACCATCAAATTCAGCACCTATCCCCAACACGCACGATGAAAGCGGTGTAGTAGGTGGTGCGGTGCTATATGCTGCAGTACCGTTAATATATAATACCATGGTGACACCATCTGATGATATAGCAATATGGTTCCACCGATTAAGCGGTATATTTATATTCGATGCGATTGTACTATCACTAACCCAATAATCCCTACCTACAAGTAAAACATTAGCGCCACCGGTTGTAGAGTTAATACCTAGTACGCACACACCACTATTAATAGTTAAAGTTGTAGGGTAGTACCAAAAATCTATAGTGAACGGAGTTGTCGTTGATGATATAGAACTGAACACAGTAGAGTAATACAAATACGCAGACACACCATCGAGATATAGTGAACTATCACCAAATTTTTTCATGCTAGTAACTATATACGGTGACCCAACAACCGTTGCTACCGTTTTTTTACTGCTTGTATCAGTAAACACTTGACTACCTTGCGAACCCTCAAATTCTAATAAAAGTATATTATTAGATGTATACGGGTCTAAGTATACAGGGGCCCCACTTACGAACGGAGTTGTTTGAAATGGGTATGTGTCACTATGTGGTGTCGTATCAGGGTTAAATTTAGCTGTGTATCTTGCGACACCTGATGTAACTCTAAATCTATCTACAAACCCTCGAGCATAGTTACCGGGTGTACCACCATTTGCACCATCGAATTCAGCGCCTATACCCAACACGCAAGACGACAACGGGGTAGTAGGTGGAGCTGTTGATACGGCCGATTCACCGTTAATGTATAGGGTCATAGCGGTACCAGTAGATGATACTGCTATGTGGTTCCATGAATTTAAATTAATAGTTAAATTAGATAGTACCACTACATTATTAACAGAATAGTTTAGCCCAATTGTTAATACATCAGATCCATCTGCTGCTGAGTTAATACCTAATATACAAACGCCTGAGTTTATAGTTAGGGTATTTGGTTTAAACCAGAAATCGATAGTAAACGGTGTTGTAGTAGATATACCATTAAATGGTGACTGGAAATACAAATAAGATGATATACCATCAAGGTATAAACTACTATTACCAAACTTCCAATCTTTAGTAGATATAGAGGTATTACAATATCTAAGAACACTTTGCGGCTTAGGACTTAAATCTGTTACTACTATACTATTATCTGGACCGTCGAAATCAAAAAATAATATATTGTTTTGTATATATGGATCTGGATCTAATTTAGAATTATA